ACCGAACTGGTGGAAACCATCGAGCGCTCGCGCGCCATCTACTCGCCGCTCGGATGGACTTTGAACGAGACGGAAAAAACTTGGAAAGTGCCCAACGGCGCCCGCCTGCGCTTCGCCTATCTCGAGCGCGACGCCGACGCCGAGCTCTACCAGGGCCACAGCTACACCAGGGTCTATATCGAGGAAGCCGGCAACTTCCCAACTTCGGCCCCGATCATGAAGCTAATGGCAACGCTGCGCTCGGGCGCAGGCGTACCGGTGGGGTTGCGTTTAACCGGAAATCCCGGGGGGCCGGGGCATCAGTGGGTGAAAGCCCGCTATATCGATCCCGCGCCCCTCGGGAATGTCGTCATCAGCGATCCGTTGACCGGGCTCGACCGGGTGTTCATCCCGTCCAAGGTCGACAACAACGCCTTCATCGACGTCGAGGACTACAAAAAGCGGCTGCGCGCTTCCGGCAGCGCCGAGCTGGTGCGCGCCTGGCTCGATGGCGACTGGTCCGTCACCATGGGCGCGTTCTTCGATTGCTTTGACATGAAGCGCCACGTCATCCCGCCGTTCGAGATCCCGAGCGACTGGATGCGCTTCCGTTCGATGGACTGGGGCTCGGCCTCGCCGTTCTCGGTTGGCTGGTGGGCGATCGTGCAGGACGAGATCAAGGTGAATGGCCACGTTCTCCCGCGCGGGTGCATGGTGCGCTATCGCGAGTGGTACGGCATGGCGCCCGGACAGCCGAATGTCGGGCTCAAGCTGCACGCGGAACTGGTTGGTCGCGGCATTATCGAGCGCGAGAAAAACGACACCATTAACTACGGAGTTCTTGACCCATCCGCCTTCATCGAGGACGGCGGCCCCTCGATCGCCGAGCGCATGGGCACCAGCACGGAAGGCAAACTCTGGTTCAAGAAAGCCGACAATGCCCGCATGCCGCACTTCGGCCACCTCGGCGGCTGGGACCAAATGCGCGCCCGCCTGGTCGGCAACGACGACGGTCACCCCATGATCGTGACGTTCTCCACCTGCGTCGATAGCATCCGCACCATCCCGTTTCTGCAGCACGATCCCGACCGGCGCGAAGACGTGATGACCGACAGCGAGGACCACGCCGGCGACGAATGGCGCTACGCCTGCATGTCGCGGCCGTGGGTGCCGGTGAAGGAAGCACCGAAGAAAGAGAACATCAGCGGCTACCGCGTCCTGCACGAGACGGCGCAGCCGGGGGACTGGAAGGCTTACTAGATCGTGCTCGCAAGCTAATGGCGTCACGAACCCCCGTACTTAATGACGCTGACGCCGGTTCCCGATCCGTTCACGCGGGACGTATAGGCCAATCCGTCCCATAGGCCCGAGGAGGCCACCATGCCGAGCAAGAGCCCTGCTCAAGCACGTCTCATGGCCGCGGCTGCGCATACCCCCGGCGGTTATGGCGGTGTCCCGCAGAAAGTCGGCCGGGAATTCAACCAGGCCGATAAGGGCACCGGCATCATCAAGCCAAAACGCAAGCCCACGCTGCGCATCGGCAACAAAACCTATGATTTGAAATAGACGCCAGGCCGTTCACGGCCGTCTTCGCGAGATAAAATGGCCACACAAAACACTGGTTACATTAGCGGGGGCATCGCGCCCGGCCCCAGCGCTAGCGTGGAGCCGGAACAGCCTGGCGGGCTATGGGATTTGAGCAAGTGCCGACGCGCCTATACCACCTATCTCGACAGCAAGCGGTTGGAGATCGAGGAACAGCAGTCGGCGCGGCGCTATCGCCATGGCGTGCAGTGGACCGCGGATCAGGTCAAGGCGCTAAACGACCGCAAGCAGCCGGTGGTGACCTATAACCGCATCGGCCGCAAGATCGATGGGATTGTCGGCCTGGTCGAACGGCTCAAGCAGGATCCCAAAGCCTTCCCGCGCACGCCGCGGCACCAGCAGGGCGCCGACCTCGCCACCGCCGTGCTGCGCTATCTGATGGACGCCAACAGATGGGACGAGAAGGCCTCCACCATTGCGGAGGCCGCCGCCGTCGACGGCCTCGCCGGCCTCGAGCTCGATCTCATAGACGTGCCAGCAAAGCCGCAGCAACAAATGCCACCGCCGCAGATGCCACCGCCGCAGATGGGAGGAAACGTCGTGCCGTTTCCTGGGATGGGCCACAACGGCGGGCCGCCAATGGAGCCACCACCGCCCGACAAGGACGTGGTCTTCAACGTGGTCGACAACGACGGGTTTTTCTACGACCCGCGCTCGTTCAAGCACGACTTTTCCGATGCGCGCTACCTCGGCATGGGCAAATTCGTTGATCAGGAAATACTCAAGGAATTGATGCCGCAATTCGCCGACCAGCTAGAAGGCAATGACGTCGGCGCCGATCTCACCAGCAATTCCGATCGCGATCAGCGCTGGTTCCAGAACACGCGCGACTTCTATCAGGTCCGGCTGGTCGACCTCTGGTATCGGCATGAGCGCGGCTGGTGCTGGGCGCTGTTCACCGGGTCAACTATCCTGATGCAGGGCCGCTCGCCGTTCCGTAACGACAAAGGCGAGGAAATACCAAAATATCAGATGTTCTCGGCCGCGGTCGACCAAGATGGCGATCGCTACGGCTTCCCGCGCAACCTGATGTCGGCGCAGGACGAGATCAACCAGCGCCGCAGCAAAGCGCTGCACGAGCTCAACAGCCGGCGCATTCGTGCCACCAAGGCGGCAGTGGCCGATGGCAACGTCGAGGCGCTGCGGCGGGAAGCGCAGCGGGCGGACGGCATCGTTCTCACCAACACTAGCCTGGACGATATCCAATTCGATGACATGGCCAAGCAAGCCGCCATAATGGGGCAACTGGAATTCCTGAAAGAGGCGAAAGCCGAGATCGAGAATTTCGGTCCCAACCCGGCACTGGTCGGCGAGGGCGCCGGCGGCGTCGGCGGCAATTCCGGCCGCGCCATCCAGTTGCTGCAGCAGGCCGGCATCGCCGAGCTCGGCCCCTACATGATCAATTTGCGCTCGTGGAAAATCAGGGTCTATCGCGCGCTATTCAATGCGGCGCAGCAGCACTGGACCAACCAGCGCTGGATCCGGGTGACCGACAGCCAGGGCAAACCGCAGTTTGTCGAAATCAACGGCATGCAGCCCGATCCGATGACCGGCATGCCCACCGTGACCAATGCGATCGGCGAACTCGACGTCGACATCGTGCTCGATGAAGGCCCCGATAGCGTCACCGTGATGCAGGATACCTATGACACCATCAGTCAGGCGCTGCCCGCAGTGGCCAAACTGCTGTCGCCCGCGCAGGTGACGGCAGCGATGGAAGCCCTGATCGAAACCTCGCCACTACCCGAAGACGTGAAGAAGAAATTCCGTGATGCCGGCGCGCAACCGCCGCAGCCGCCGCCCGAGCAGCAGGCCAAAATGGCCGAGCTGCAGATGCAACAACAGCACGACGCGGCCAAGCTGCAGATGGAGCAGCAACACGGCCAGGCCAAGCTGGCGATCGAGGCGCAGAGCAAGTCGGCCGACTTGCAGCATAAGCAACAAGCCTCGGCCATGGACATCCAAACCACGCGCGAAAAGGCCGCCGCCGATATCCAGATCGCGCGCGAAAAGGCGCAAGCCGATATCGAGATCGAACAGTTCAAGGCCCTGCAGAAGGCGCAGCATGACCGCAATATGCTGCTCTCGGGCATGACCGGGCCGCCCCACATCCCGCCCGTGGGAGGGCAGTGATGCTGACTGCCAAACGGTTGCGGAAATTGCTGGATTACAACGCTGACACCGGCGTGTTTGTTTGGCGTGTTTCGAATAGTCCGCGAGCAGTCGCGGGTTCGATTGCAGGCACCAGACGCCCAGAAGGCTATCTAACGATTTGCATCGATGGCAAGGATTATAGGGCGCACCGTCTTGCGTGGTTGCATCACTTTGGCGAATGGCCGCCAAGTCTCGATCACAAGAACGGCGACAATAGTCACAACTTGATCGAAAACTTGCGACCAGCAACTAAATCGCAGAATGCGGCCAACAGGGGAAAGACCTGTAACAACACCAGCGGGTTTAAGGGCGTGTGGTGGCGTCGTCGCTATCGGAAATGGCAAGCGACGATTGGCGTCAATGGTAAACGCTTTTATTTGGGAATGTTCGACACTCCAGAAGCGGCTCATGCCGCTTATGCAGCCGCAGCACAGCGCCTTCATGGCGAGTTTGCTCGCGTAGCCTGATCTCTCGTAGCTAGCGACGATATAGCTAGGCGCCCGAGCCGCGCGTTCGGCTCGCTATTCGCATCGCTCAAGCGATATTGAGCGTCTCGTGAGCCAAACGATATTGGCAAAAAGGTGGACTATGGCAGATCCTGAAAATGTTGCTGATAACAGTGGTGACGTCGTCATCACTGATGCGGAACTCTACAACAGTGCCATAAGTGACACTCCTGCACCTGCAGCGGAGCCTGCGGCCCCGACACCGGCCCCCACGCCAGCGCCAGCGCCACAGCAACCGCCACAACAGCAGGGGCCGACCGTGCCACGGGA